GTGTTAAATCATATCACAAATCCGAATAATGATTTTACAGCACGTACAAAGTATAAGTCGCTTCTCACGTATGAAGAGATTGATAGAATGGAAGAGCAGGCATCTCTTGACATGGATAGTCTATTTGAGCAAGGATACACTTTATTAGATAATTAAGTATATGACTACTGATATTTGCGTTAACCCTACGGAGAACTCTTCTCTCAATAAGGCGAGTGTTGATAAATTTATACTTGTGCTAAATCTGCCTTCTGTTTTGAGGGGCAAAACATTTGACGGTAGAGCTATTAAACTTGACCCTTTACAGATAAGTGTATACGGTTCTGTGGTACCAAGCATAGCCGTACCCTCTGTTGCAGCGGCTTACGGAGGACAAACATATAATGTTACGAGCTACACGAGACCAAATTATAATCCGTTAACCGTAAATTACGTAGTTGATAACACTTTTTATAATTACTGGGTGTTATGGAAATGGCTCTCGGTGTTGAACGACCCGAGAAAAAGTTTCTACGGTGGTAGTGAATCTTCCGACTTACGAGACAGCAACGGAGAGGTGGAATATCAAACAAATATTTGTCATCGGTATGAATGAGTACAACATACCGACTATTGAATTTAAATACTATCATTGCTTCATTACTAATCTCGGTGGTATAAATTATAACTATAGAGATACGAATATACTTGACTCGACTTTTGAGATACAGTATAGTCAATTTGATGTATCATTACAGAATTCAACACTTGCAGCACCATAGGAGCAAATATTCTTTTATTTATGCTCTAAAAAAACATCTATAATGTATAAATAATAACATAAGATATGCGCACATTAAATTCACCTGGTATACAAATCACTGAGAGAGATCTTTCCCTCATCACGCAACCGACAACAATCTACTCAAATATATGCTGTAGGTTTTGCTGCTGAAGGCCCGACTGAGATACCTCTTAAGATCACATCGGTATCTGAATTAGAGGAAACATACGGAAAACCTACTACAGCAGCAGAGAGATATTTCTATCACACCTGTAAGGAAGTGTTGAATTCTCCGGGTAATCTTATTGCTTGTCGTTTACCATATGGTACAGGTAAGGGAGACTTGTTTGCACCTTACACTGACACGCAGTACAGTGGTCTTTTTTACCCCATATGTTCCGCGGGCTCAGCTGGTGCTGAGTATGATATATGTAAACCTACTCACTTTACATTCAATCAAGATGAATATAATTCTCTTAAAGAAGGTAATTTTACGTGGGAAGATATTTCATGTGGTTGTGGTACAGCTAACTTAACTGCAACCATGTTGTCTGCAGTATTCGCAGACCCAACAGATCCGAGCTTTTCAGCATATCTAGCTTACATTACATCACTGGATTCCTCCTTTACTGTTACGGTTTTAGCTCCAACTTCTGCAGTTATAAACTTCGATCAACCATACTCGCTTTCGGCTAATTACTGCGATGCGTGCTTTGAGTATGACCCAATTACCATGACATCGAAAGTGTCAGCTGGTATTATTATATTAAACGACCCACAAACAATTGTTAATCAAAACTTTGAAGGTTATTACGTATCCCTTACAGATAATTCAAAAATAGGGCCGCTTACAGATTTTGACTCTGTAACAAACATCTTTAGTTTAACGGCAAATGATCAGTATTATGATATACCAGATCACAGACTTAGCTTTGCATTATCTGCATCGAAAACGTTCCCTAAAGACAGTGTCTCTGAAGCTATTGAAAGAACACAAACATACTATTTTGCAGACAACTATTATAATGATAGTTTACTTGTAAACGTGTTTAAGGTATATAAAAGCAACAACGACCCATCCACGCTAAGTATACAGTTAGTTGAAACACATGCAGGTTCTTTGGATATAATGAAGAAGGAATTAGCGACCTCAGGAGCAGGCGTTAAGAAGACGTTTTTCCTTGAAAATGTAGTTAATAAGAACTCTTCAAATATATCTCTATTCGTGAACCCTCACGTGTCTAAAGACACATTGTGGCAAGATCTTACATCTAATAATCCTGTTGTTGCGGTCCGAACATTAAATGAAGCAGAAGCTTTATTTCCATACGGTATTTATCAACCAAGCTTTAACAACAACATGGATAAAAAGCTCGGAGATATACCTACAAAACTTACAAGAGCATTAAGAATGGTAGAAATACCTGAAACAACTAAACTTGATGTTGTGGTAGATGGTGGGTTAAGTACGATATACACAAATAAGTCTGTAAGTATTTCAGCCTTTAACCTCGATAGTATATACGATGATGGTGTTGTATATCCAGCATTTACGATACCAACTGACATTGAGTCGAAGTGGAGATCTATCTTCAATATCTTTAGTGATTTCGTATCTATTACTCGTAAAGATTGTATATTTATATCTGATCCGCTCCGTCAAATCTTCATCACTGGCGCAAATACGAAGGTGATGTCTAAGAAAACGAGTAATTTTAACACAGAGATATATGCACATCTTAAGCAATCATACTCAGGGGTAAATACAAACTACAGTACTACTTACGGCAACTGGGTCAAGACACTTGACCCTTCATCAGATAAATTAGTATGGGTACCGTTCTCAGGTTACGCTGCATCTATTATGGCAAAAACAGACACAGTTGCTTATCCATGGATTGCACCAGCAGGTTTAAATCGAGGTATTATTAACAATATTAACGATATTGCCTTTAACCCGAATCAAAAACAAAGAGATTACTTATACGCTATATCGGTTAACCCTGTTGTTTACTTTACCGGAGATGGTTATACAGTATTCGGTCAGAAAACATTACAGAATAAGCCATCTGCCTTTGATCGTATTAACGTTCGTCGATTGTTCTTAGCGCTTGAAAAGTCTGTAATAAGAGTTACAAAATACTTTGTCTTTGAGCCTAATACGTCGATTACGCGCAGTAGATTGGTATCAACCATAGCACCGATCTTTGAACTCGCAAAGAACACTGAAGGTCTTTACGATTATAAAATTGTGTGCGATGAGAGGAATAATACACCAACAACGATTGATAATAACGAATTAATTGTTGATATTTACTTAAAACCTGTTCGTACAGCTGAATTTATATTGATTAACTTTATTGCAACACGCACGAGTCAGAACTTTGAAGAATTAATCTAATTGAAGTTACCTAAAGACAACCTTTTTACATAAATAATATAACATTATGAGCAATAAAATAACAGACTTTTATCAAGCAGCACAAAAGCAAGAATTCGCAAGAAACTTTCAGTTCAGAATACTTTCAATGCCTGGTATAATCAAGAACGACGAACAATTAGTATATCTTGAAACAGCCACTTTACCAGGAAGAGCTATCGCTAATATTGGCGTACCATTTATGGGATTGCAGTTTAATATTCCAGGTACAGCTAACTACCCTGGTTCAGATAACTGGAGTGTGACGTTTAGATGTGATGCTAAATACGATATTCGTAACGCCTTAATAAAGCAAACAAGGAACACATTTGATGATAAGACCTCCACGGGTGAATATGATACCCCCAATTATACCTCCACAGTGCATCTTCAACTATTTGACAAGACCTTTACCAAAATCACGGAATATAGTTTAATAGGTGCGTATGTAGTCTCGGTAGGGGAAAATGCATACGACGTCGGTGACAATGGTAGTATTGTTAAAGTTACAGCAAGTCTCGCTTATCAATTCTGGCAAATAATTGAATCATAGGTATAAGTAATATTATGCCTATTGACTACAGTGACCCTTATGTAGGGAGAATACCGTACTTTTTACAAGAGGTACTCTCAACACCTGCAGGTGGTATACCCAAAAACGCACAATGGGTACTAGCATTTGAGGGTAAGTATGATGAAACAGCTGACTCAAGCGGTAAGAGCTCTCTCCTCCCTGTAGAAGCAATTAAGTTAGGTGTAGCCCTGGAGCCTAGAAAATGGAATATTGATGTTAGTATAGATGCTACTGTACAAGACAGGTTTCATAGCCGAAAAGGGTGTATGTACATACAAGGCATACAGATACCTGGGGAGAGTGTTACATACAACCCTGAAGGTACGCAGATAAACGGTTATATAAGAACCAACATCGGTGGAGGAAGAGACACTTACGGAGCTATGCAGCTATCGTTCCTTGATACTAATATTAGTTTTATAGATAATACTATAAGAGCGTGGGTATTAGCTACAGGGCATCTCGGTTTAATTGCGAGGAAGGGTAGAGAAAACTATAGATGTAATTTCAGTGAGTTGAAGTTAGGAGTTATATCTCCGGATTTACCACCGTTCGTATCATTGCATTATAGATTTTTTGGCGCGTGTCCAGTGAGTTTCAATGCGGAAGAATGGAATTACTCCCCAGGTACTGCATTCACACATAGAGAAGTTAATTTTTTATATCACTATTACACTGTTGATAGTGTAACAGGTAATAAATTTATTGAGGAGGAGGAAAAGAGAGCTCTTGCAATAAAGAATGAAGTGTTATTACCTACAAAGATATTAAATAAGATCTCAGAAAAGTATGCTCCAGTTACTCCGTACAAATATACACCTCCAGCACCTCCAGCTGGTAAGGCAACAGGGCCGGTAGATACGTTAGAAGCGCAGAAAGAAAGAAAGGTAAGAGAAGATAAAATACGGGAAGATGTATTTAAAACGATGAGAGAAAGAGATGCAAAAGAAGCGGAGGAAACAAGGAAAATAAGAGAAGCGAGGGATAAAGCAGATGAGATTAAGAAACAGAATGATGATAAAATACGGGAAGATGTATTTAAAACGATGAGAGAAAGAGATGCAAAAGAAG